AACAAATTTTTCTTTCTTGTTACTCCCAGCTACGAGGGTGACGTATTGTTGTTTAATAAAATCAGATAAAATGCTATGAACAGTAGACTTCGGAAGATGTAACGTGTCACATATCTGTTTTTGTGTAATGTTTTTAGATTCCTCTAACAAATACAGCATCATTAAAGAGTTAAAAGTCAACCCATGTTTTTTTGCAATCTTCGCATAAGCTGAATCAATATTATTGAGCGCCTTATTTAATCGCGACATAGTCTCTTTATAATTCATTTGATAACCTCCTTGATTTTAGTGCGATTTCGGACTATATTTAGTATAGTACGATTTCGCACCATTGTCAAGGAGGTTCTAGTCAAATTCCATAGGGAATAACATCATCTATGGAAATCTCCCTTTTTTGCTTGCTCAGTCCAAGGAACTGTTTGTGGCATTCCCATAAATCCATCAAAAGCCCAAGAGGTGTAAGCCATGTTTCCTCTTCAGTACGATTTAAATGGACTGTTCCGTAATATAAAAGCCGGGTAAAGAGCTCCTCCTCATTTACCCGGTTTGTGCGTTTTTTGAGTCATCTTCCGATGCAATATTTCGTTTCGTTCCTTTAAACATCGCTTCCATCAATGCGTTTTTATATGTGGCAAGCTCCAAAGGTGAAGTGAGAAGTTCAATCTCTTCTTGCGTGAGAAGATTCTTCTTATCATTCGGATTTCGCAGGTTATAAATAAGCAAACTTTGATTGGCCATTAATGTAATCAGCCACACAATCTCGTCTAATGCCATCTCGAAGTTTTCCGATTTCATGAGCTTTTCACCCAGGTTTTCAAGCCCACCATATCTTCCTGCAATTTCTTTTGTTGCCTTAGTCGTTAAAATAAGTTCATACTCTTGACCACTGATAGTAATCTTTGCGCTGCGTTCGTTATCCATGGAACATCCTCCTATTCTTCAGTGCCACCGGATGCGGCAAATGTAGGTTCATATACTTCGTTGTACCATCCGGTAATAATTGATTGTGTGACTCCTTCATCACCCTCGTTAACTTCTGCTTTCCAAGGATGCCTGCCCTGACCATCCAATTTGTTCCTGCGTAGCACTGTCCCTTCAATGGTTGGAGTTGAGAAGGTAATGCTATCGCCTTTGGTTGCCAGATTAGTTGCAGGGATACCAAATTTGACACGATACAACCAAAAATAACGATACTTTCCGTTTGCTTTTTTAGCCCTAAAGCCTACCGCAACAGGGTCACCACCATCTTCACTGGTTGAAATGAGCACATGATTGTCATCAATAGTTGCTCCTGTGAGATCTCCTGCGGCATTCACACCAATATCATCAATGCCAAGCGCTAATGTGCCACTTCTGAACTCTTTAATGATTTCAGCCGCACCATCATCGGCATAAAGCGTTGCCTCAGCAAGTTCCACCGACAGTTCTGCACTGATGGCTTTTGCCAAGGGCACAGGGGTTTCATAAGTCTCATCACCGCTTGCATCCTCGGTGATTTTTGCATAATAAAGTCTATCAAGACCAATTGTTGCCATGTTTTATTCCTCCATTTCTAATTTAAATTCATAGGGTTTTGCCACATCAATGGCATAGTGGTGATAGCCGGTATCATCTTCATGCCCGATATACCTGCGGTCTGTTATTGTAAAATCCGCACCCAAAAGAGTGCGGACTAGATTATTTTTAATGCCAATATAGTTTCCTTTTACAAATAGGGAAAGTCTAACTTCCTGCACTTCATATTCAGGCTTGTTATCAGCATGAACCTCAAACAAATCTACAAGAGGCGTGATTACAAGATAAATATCAGGAGGCACACCGGAAAACACACCTGTCTCTACCGGAATGCTACACATGTCTGCTATGAGATTTAATTCTTTTAAGATGCTCATATTTTATCCACCTCTTCATCAAATCGCTGTTTCATTGCTTCTATACAGGCTTTTCTTGAAGTTCTTCTTGCAGGCTTTAAAAATGGTTTTGGTGGTTGACCGGATTTCCCATACTCTATGATATTGGCTATCTTGGCATTGCTTTCACCATTTCTTTTTGGTTCTTTAAAACCTACTTTTACATTAAAGTTACCGTTTCGATCTAGCTTAGCAGGGGAGACACCAAGGGAATTGACTAGTTCACCCGTAGACCGGCTTTTTTCTTTTGTTCCACTTCCAATAGTCCCTTGTAAATTTGACTTTACTCTTTCTAGAACTACTTCCCCTCCTGATTCCAGCACCTTTGGTATAATTTCATCTGTCTTATCACCCAGCTTTGAAAGTTTTAGAAGAAAATCCTCCGGCATTTTAACATCTGCTTTAGCCACTTGATGCCACCACCTTTTTCGCCAAAACTTCAATATACATACCTTTTCCTTTTACATCCTCCACACTTGTGATTTCGTATCGTCCATCACTGCACGCAATGGTCATCTTAGTAGACACCGAAATATCAGGTATCTTGCGAAAGCAAAACAGTGCGGTGGCTTCAGAGAAGGTTGCTCTATTAGCCCATTTTTCATTCCCGTGACGGTCTTCCTTATAGGCACGAACAGATGCAACAATGATATCCGTGGGTTTGCTAAAACCCTCACTGTCTTTCATTGTTTCAACAGAAATAATATCTATAAAGGTATTCATTTTTCCAAAGCTCATAGGCTACACCTTCCAATCCCGATCAAGCCTGAGCAGTAAATTCACCGTATTCCAAACCTGCTGACCTGCCTGCACATTGTCAGCAAAAAAGCCACCCGTACTGCCATCCCGACTTTCATAGAAGTGGGATGACAGCATGATGATGGCTTGCTCCGTAGTTGGCGGCATTGCATTTTCGCTATAATGACCTTCCGGCAGATGCTGGTAACTCTCGGCATAGGAGGTTGCAGTGGTGATGTATGTCTGAAGAAGTTCATCATCACGATCATGCTCAAGAATTAGATTTGCCTTTACCTTTTCAAACAGTGTCATCACCGTCACCTTCCTTTCTCTACGGAGTATCCTCTACCATTATTCCAGTGGCTTTTAACTTGGTAAGAAGGGCATTAAAGTCCGTTACCAAGTCCTCTACAGTGGCCGCAGTACTTGCCGGTTGATTCTCAAGAACAGGGAGGCCGGTTACTTTGGCCCCCTCTTCTATGACAAGCTCACCACCGATTACGGTCTTTTCTCCACCTTGCTTGGTATAATTCTTCGTGTTATAACTCATCATTTGCACCTCCCATTAAGCCTTTTGCTCTAGGATTTTAACAGCTTCAGGAAGGATCAATTTACCGTCCACACGTTGGCTTGCAAGGAAACCAACTTGACCAGTGGTTGCAAATAGCTCATTTAAACGCTTGAAAGAACGTCCTTGTCTGTCAGCAATCCAGTAGTAACCAAAGTCACCGAATGCGATGGTCTTTGCCCCAGCCTCAATAATTGGAGCATAGGCTGAAGTATATACTGGACGGTTTAGCAATGTATCTGGAGTACCCGCAGTCAGCGAAGGCTGCCATAGATATTGGCCCTGTCCGTCTTTAAGTTTTCGGATTGCTTTCACCGTTGCATCATTCATTAAGAACACTGCATTTTTTCTGTATGGTGCTTTTAACGAGTAGACAAGATCGATAATCTCATCTGCTGTAATTGCTGTAGCCGAGCCTGCAGTAATCCCAAGCTGTGCTCCCCCAGTAGCATTGAAAATACCTGTAGGCTTTCCATCAGCATCTCCAACAAGAAATGCTTCCTCTTCCTTTGCTCCAATTCTTCGAGCAAACTCAGTGGAAATATAGCTTTCTAGATTAAATACACTATCGTTTAAGAGCTCATCAGAGACTTTGATCATCGTACCCAACTTATATGCACCAATGGAAGTCTGACCAAATACTGAATCACTCTCATCAAATTCCTCGCCTTCATCAAGCCAAGCCGCAGTTCCTTTGGTCACTACAACAGGAATTTTTCTATCACCACTTGAAGTCTGAATAATCTTTGCCAGCTTACGGAACACATTTTCTTCCTCAAGGGTTTGAATTAGGGTACGTTCAAATTCATCTGGAACAAGATATCCACCCT